CCCTATCTATTCCTCTCAATTCCAACTTATTTCCATGAATATCATAAGCGGAATCAAAAAATTTCCAATTCTTATCTGAAAAATGAATCCATAAAGAATATTTTTTAAAGTTAGTAAAATAAGCTAATCTCAAAGTGTGAGAGTGTGATGCACTCCAGCCCTTGACAAAGCGATCTTTTATTGACATCTTCTTTACTTCTTCATACCCCTGTAATGCTTGAGAAACTGGTATAGATGGAGCAGTAATACAAGTAGATTTAATATACGGATCATGGTTTGTGGTTATTCCACTTTTAATTGATTCTTTTGTCATGCATCCATATGAAAGTAAAATTGATATAATTATTATTAGCTTTTTCATTTTTTATCCTTTCTATCCTATAGAGATTAGATCCTGCTTAATTCCTACTTTCCTTGGAACAGCAAAGATCATTACGGTCTGCATTATCGGAGTGTAGTAGCCAAGCTCATCTCCGTCCTTGTCAATGAAGTATTGATGAACACCCAAGTCATAACCTTCCTGGCCCCATCTCCGTTGTTTGGTGAAACGATTCTGTACAATGTCTACATACGGAGCGGTGTGTTTAGCGAAGATCTCTTTGGCTTCTCCTAAAGTCTTGACGTTATTGAATCCCTTGTCTTGACTTCCAGTATCGAAGGTAGGATCATCGTTAATCCATTTCTCCCACTCTTCTTTTGACCAGAAGACACCCTTGAAAAAATGTCCTTTGCAATCTGGACAATATTCATGCTCAATTCTTTTCTGTTCACCGAATGAGTAGCAGGAGAAGTCTTTTTTATGTTCATGTTTGCAATTCATTTTATTTCCTTTCGTAGAGGGGGAGAGATTCAGATTTCTTGTTCCCTGAATCTCTCCCAAATGGATTTCTTGTTCCCCATCCTCTAGCTATTGTTTTCGTTTTTGTTAAGAATGTAGTCAGCGGCTTTTTGCGCTTTTTGAGCGGCTTCCACAACCAGCTTTACATTGTCTTTGAAAGCCTTGCTCCAATGCTGAATGTAAGCGGCAGAGTTATCAATTACTTTAGTTTCGATTCCTGCCATTCCACAAAGCATAGCGGCTGTCATTTCGGCTACAAGCTCTTCCTTGCTGTAAGCATGATCCTCTTCATCTGGACGATTCAAGCGGCTTTCATGTTGCGTAGAATGAGCCAATTCGTGAAACTTGGTATTGTAGTAATTCTCTTCTGAATCGAAAGAATTTTTAGGCGGCATGTTAACCAAATCTTCACTTCTCCGATAATAAGCGGAAGATCCCTGATGCCTGATGGTCGGTAGATTAGGCATGTTGTTTACGATCTCTTCACATTCCTCAATCGGATTGAAGTCAATCTGGTCAGTATCGTTTTGAACCTTGCTAAGATCCAAGTCTTCACATTGCTCCGTATTGAAGACATTGTAGTAGCGGAGCACAAAGCGTTTCTGCATTTCGCTACCGTCATCTGTCTCTACCTCTTTATCATAGACTTTCCAGAAAACAACCAGTCTGGATTTTTCACCCTTCTTGACTTTGCCACCAAGCTTACGGCATTGGTTGAAGGTCAACCAGTAAGGTGAATCAAACGGAGCGAAAGCCAGCAAGAACACGTTGATTCCTCTGTAGGCTTTTTTTGAAACAAGGTTATGCGGCATACGTACATTCCATGCGGCTTTCCAAGGTTTATGCCAGGGAATCTCACCATTTTCAAGACTTTCAAGGATTCTCTGAGTTACAATTTCGTAGACTTTGTTACTCATTTTTTTTCTCCTATTTAATGGTTTGTGGTTTTGGTTTTTTTCCATCGTTTCTAATTTCATTCTATCTTATATAAGGTACATTGTCAAGCTTTTTTTAGAATTAATTTATTTATTCTAATCTATTATATAAGCAAGTTTCGTGCCAAACACCCACTTGTAATAAAATCAGATACTTACGGAGATATACCATAAAAAAAGGTGACAAAAATTGTCACTTTGACAACAATTTGCGTCACCTTCTATTAGCGTCTATTAGAAATCTATTAGAAATCTATTAGAAAAAAACCTTCAATTTTTCTTCGTCATGGTCAATGATATGCTCCTTGCCTAGCGGCTCAAGAAGCGTCCTTATTTTGTTGACGAAAAATTTTTCAATCATGGTTTCGTGATCATACTGGAGCACGTCATTAAACTCAATGGGCCATTCTTGAAATGTTATGGTGTCAACTTCAAACGGATTCTTCTTGACATAGATAACCTTTGCTTTTAGACCTTCTTGAATGTCCTCATACTTATCCTTGATATCCAAATGATCTAAAAGAGTCCTGTAATTGTAGACTCCCTTGACATGCCAAGGAGTTCCCTTTACTGGTCTTCCATGAGGATGTCCATCGGCTGGTTTAATGTACTTGCGGATATTGTTTATTCCTACGTTTGCGGCTAGCTCCTCTGGAGACATCTCCCTTAGTTCCTTGCGATACTTACGGATGGTAGCGGTTATGTTTTTATCTGGTTCCTGTTTAACAATCATCTCCATTACTTTTTTCAAACGTGGTCTAATGGCTTCTGAGCTATCGCTTCTAACAATCTCTAATCCTGTAGTCTTTAGCTCATCCTTTGGTACTCCTTCTTTATCTACAAGATAGTAAGAGTATTTCTTCTTCTTCACGAATAGAGCGGATTGAGCGATAATCTCTTGTTTGAATCCTATCTTAAAATCATGTACTTGAGAATTGTAATCTCTCAACTGGACTTCATTGAAGATCCTATCGTCAATGTACTTTTCAATGATGCTAGAGATTTTCTTAATCCACATTATTTTTTCTTCTCTATCAAAATTACTCCATGCATCACCTAGTCCATAATCTTTAATCCATTCTCCCAATCCAACAAATAGAGAATCAGTATCAATGTACTTTACGTAATCCTTATCTAGAACTGGAGGAGCACCAATAAATCCCAAGTCCTTCAAGATCTCTATAAGATCTTCGTTTGGATCATTTAGAAGCTCATTACAAAATACTTCTCCCTGTTTGATGGTGTGTCTTCCTCCAGCGGTAATAGCAGAAGCAATATGAACATTAAAGTATCTGGAATACGGAACACTCATAATACCAAAGAAAGCGTTCATCATAATTTTGAGAGCACTTTGCAATGAGTCAAGTTCTCTTTCACGCTCTTTGTGTCTTTGCTGTTCTTTACCTTCTGTCTCATTTGCTTTGTGTCCATGTTCATCTCTTTTGCCTTTTACTTCTTTTCGTTTAAAGAACACATTCTTCTCGACTTGTGCCACAACTCCTTCTTTAGTAGTGGAGAATATAGCTCCGTTAGGTGCAATAGCCAATAGTCCTCTTTTCAGAGCGGTGTTAAATTTTTCCAATTTAAATTTGTCAACTTTTACAACTTTCCATTCTCCTTTTTCTTCTTTCAACATTTTAAATTCACCGAATTCTCTTCTGGCAACATTTTTGACTACCTGATATTCAGGCATACCAGAGACTTTACCAACAAAGGTTTCAAGAGACATGTTCAATGTGATAATATGGGATGGATAGCTACTTGTGATATCAACATCCACTACCCATTGGTGCAATCCTACGTGTGGATCTTTAACATGTGCCGCTTGAAATGGTTCCTGATTTCCTCCATAGAAATGAGGAGCACAAAGATTATTTCTCCTGTAGTGAGTTAACATCAAACCGTCAATCAACTGGGTTTGAGCGTTGTAGAATTTCATAGGAGCTTTGCAAAGAAGACTTAAAGCTTGGATCATTCGGATATACCCTAGCTTGTTTTCCAAGTCATGCACACGTATGGTATCAATGGCATTGTATTCAATGTAGGTATTCCAGTCATTCTCCATTAACTCATTTAGGTTCTTATATTCTGACCAGTCAAGTTTTCCCTTGCCTAGTTCTTTTTGGCAGACATACTCAAGTGTGTATCTCTCAAGCTTCTTTCCATACCAGCGATACACATTGTAGTAATCCAGAATAGTAACTCCTCCCATGTCAATGTTAATATCATTGGAAAGTTTTTGCTTCCAAATACTGACCTTCTTTATAGGAGACATGAGACTGTACATCTCCGCTCCTTCTTGATCTCCCCAAATATTCTTTGTTCTATTGATTATGTAAGGTAAATCGAAAGCCCAAATATTCCAGCCGCTATAAACGTCTGGTGCATTTTTACCATCTTCGTAATGTAAAAATTTCAGAAACCTTCTCAAAAGTTCTTCTTCCGATTCACAATGAACATACGTTAATCCTTCTATTCTGTTACCAGTATATTTGACTCTATTATTGACGTAGTTAAATCCAAACGTCATCACTTTTGAAGATCTACTATCTCTTATGGAGATAGCGGTTATGGGATCTTTTGGATTTCTATGATCTGGAAATCCTCCGTCTTTAGAGTAGACTTCAATATCTATGTAGTAGGTTCTCAAAATTGGAACATAGATATCTTCGTCTGGTATCCCATGATATCTTTCTGCAAGAAACTGAGTCTCAAACTTCACATTGTTTTCATAAAGATGACTGGCATTGTTAGCTTTATGAAATTTATGGTAGTCAAAGTAATTCTCAAATTCTTTCTTGTGTACTGGTTTTCCGTAGATTGTTTTGATGTCTGATTTTCTGGAAGGTAAGAAAAGATAAGGTGTCCAAGGAATTTCGGTTTTTAGATCTTCTCCTTCTAATTGCTCCCAAAGATGGATAGTTGAAGTTTGTGTGTCATAATAACAATTTTTAAACATGATACCTCCTCAAGCGTTATGGATTTCTTCATCCCATCGGCTTATTCTATGGTAAATTCTTCTTCTTTAAAAAATTCTATAAATTTATTTGTCTGGTCTATTATTTTTAATGCTTCTATTATCTTTCCATAATTCACCCCCTCCATTGGCTGTACACCAACCAGTTCTTCTGCCATTAGTTTAGGGAACACTTTTCGTATAAGAGGAATAGTCATTCTAGTCATTTCAGTTTTACCCATCTGTCTTCCCTTGGCAAATACAAACTTGCTATAATCATCTATTATGCTCATATAGCGAATTCCTCTTCTTTGAAAGTCCAATTTTCTTCTACTGTATTTTTGAACTCCTTGAATAGTGCCAGATCTGCTTGTAACTCTTTAATCCTCTCTTCTTGGTATATCAGGAAAGCAGGATGAATAGTAAATAAAACAGGAAAGTCTCTACTTGTTTCGTCAAGCTTATACTGCCTGAATGTTCCTCTTTGAGACATTATTCCATCCCAACTTTCTGTAAAGTAGTACTTAGCAAAGTTTCCTAGACAAAGTATCTTCTCTGGATTCACTACTTTCAAATATTTTCTGAGCCAGTCTTGGCAAGCATGTAGCTGAGATCTGGTAGGTTTTCCATTAGCGTTAGTTCCAGCTTTAACACATCTGCAATTAACAGAATTGATAATTAAAAAATCACTCCTTTTAAATCCAAGTTTTAGTATATTATCAGTTAATATCTTTCCTGCTTCTCCTACAAATGGTTCTCCTCCTCTTACCTCATTGAAACCAGGGGCTTCTCCTATAATCGCAAATCTATTGAACGGATTCCATAGAGGTTTTGCCATTCCGTTAGGATACAGCGTACATTTTTTGCAATTGACAAATTGAGTATCTAGTAATTGCAAAAGTCTTATTTGCTTTTTACTCAACATCGAATTCTTCCTTTTTGAAAAACTCTTCTTCTTCCCCAAGTCTCTTTTTAATACTTGCAAAATAAGGAGTTCCTAAAGCTTCACTTTCCATGTCATCAGTAGTTGAAGAAGCAGAAGACGAAAACCAAGACATAGAAGAAGAATGTTCATAGTCCTCCATTTCATCCAATATTCTTCTTTGGTAGTCTGAATATAATTGATGTTCTCCAGATAAATTTCCCACAAATTTACCAATAACTCCAGTTATTGCTCCTAAAGAAAGCCCTAATAATTGATTAATCATTTCCTTCTCTACTATCGTGGTCTACTGATCTTCTTTCATCTCCTGAAATTTCAGCATCCTGAATCCATTCATCCATTTCACTACGATCATACATTTTTAAACTCTTAGCATCCAGATAAAATTTATCGAATTGCCCCACTCTTCCTCCAAGTCTATTTTTAGTTATCTTGTAAAGAATTTCATTTTCATAAATCATCTGGTCTTCGTCTGTTCCCAGTATAGCCATGAAATCAGCGGTAGCAGGAACACCTAGAGATTCTGCTACGTAGTTAAAGTCAAGGGCTTCAAAATTAACAAATGTTCCTTGTCTATTTAGCTGTGATACAGATACTACAGGGATCTCAAATTCAAATGACAATGCTCTAAGCTCTTCCGCTATTCTCTTGACTACTGAATACATGTTATTCTCAACCTTGTAAGCTGTTTTCATTAAGTTAATGTAGTCAACATAAAGTATATGCGGAGTAATATCTCTCATTATCAATTCACGCAAAAATACCTTGAAATCTATTACAGAAGCTTCTCCAGTAGGAAACTGTTTGATGAATACTTCTCCTCTTCCTTCTCTTCTTCCAATTTCATTTAGTCTGCTTATCAATCTTTGTTTGTTAGGACGTGAAAGGTACATCCTGTTTATATCCATCAAAGAATAGATACCATCGAACCTTTGAGCAAAAGCATCCTCACCCATTTCCAGAGAAATTACTACTGGATTTAAGCCGTTAATGGCTTGTCTTGCGGCAAAATTAGCCATTGTGTTACTCTTACCACCATGAATTTTTGCAGTTAAAATACTTAGAGTAAAAGGAGGAAAGCCGTTATTAATGAACTCATCAAATATTGGGAAAAAGGTGGGAACTCTGTTTTCGCTTGCAGTAAAGATCCTTCTTAATCTGTCTTGTAGATGTCTAAAATAATGTAATCCCAAATTTATTTTTAGATCTTTGACTAGTGCATCTTCTATCCTGTCACGTATTCTATTACGTCTTTCTGGATCTTCTACTTCATCTACAGATTCAAGGATTGCACTTTTAAGGGCTTTCTCTTTTAAATAGTCATTCGATTGTTCCAATAAGAACTGATATCCCTCCGCTACATCAAACTCCAAAGTTTCTACTTCTTCTATTAAGTTTCTGAGTCCTTCTACTTCCTCCTCAGAAGAGTTTATTATAGAGTCTCTAGAGGGAAGTTCATTGTATTCACCAAAATAGTTCTTACAGAAATCAAAGGTATGTCTAATGTGAGGATCATCAAAATACTTGGCTTCAAATACAGAAGACACAAGAACTAAGAAGTCCTTATTACTTGTCATACCTTTGACAATAATTTTTTCTAGATAATCAGAATTTACACGTTCCATGTGGGTATTATACCAGAATTGGCTCAATTGTAAACATATTAAATTTTGTGAGTTTACTTTTTATTTTACTTATGTTAGTATGTTGATAATGTAAATATTTATAATAGGAGTGGTGTCTATGCCTAGTGAAAAAGAAATATTTGAAAGACTGATAGAAGAACATCCCATTGAAGAAATGGTAAAGTTCGATGAGACTAATATCCAAGAGAAGCTACAGGATAATACTTTTCAAGTCATAAAATATAAAGAGCTTTACTACAAAGAGCTTGACATATATGAGGAGCTTGAAAGAAAAATGGAAGCTTTAACAGGGAATCAGTATAAACATTACAGGTTCAACCAAGATGAAGAATGGAGCAAACCAGAAATTGAGAAATACTGTCTACCAGCCGATAAGAAAATAATCCAAATGAAGAAGATATTGAAGAAACAAAAAATAAGAGTTAGATTTTTTGAAATGTGCTACAAAGCCTTTGAACAGCAAGGCTGGAGAATGAAGACATATACGGATAGAGAAAGACATGGCATCTAAAGCGAGACTGGAATTATATAAAGACATACGAATAAAAATTCATACCAATTCACCAGAGTATATGAAAGCAATGAAGAAAGCCTTTACTCATAAGGTAAAGGATTACTATTGGATGCCGACATATCAAGCTGGAGTTTGGAATGGTGAAACATCCCTGATCACTAAAGCTGGTACATTTCCATATGGTCTGCTATTGGACTATTTGAGAGAGCACAAGAAACACAAAGACGTACAGCTAGAAGTAGATGACGAAGTAAAAAATTTATTCAAGGGAGAAGAGTTAGAGATTAACTATGATCTGTCTCTATTCCCACATCCCTACCAGAAGGAAGCAATTGAATATTGTTTAAGATACACCAAAGGAATTATCAGGAGTGCTACCGCTTCTGGAAAATCACTTGTCATCTCCTATATAATAAAGACACTACTTGATAATAGACCAATCACAAGAGTTAGAAGAGCCTTGATTATAGTTCCCTCAAAGCAGTTAGTTGAGCAGTTCTATACAGACATGCAGGAATATGGAATCAAGGAGAAGTATATCGGCAGGATATATGACAAGATAAAAAACAAACCTGTTCAATGGGCTAAAACAATTGTAATTACTACATGGCAATCCTTGAAAAACAATATGAAAAAACTGGATGACTATGACGCTATAATTGGAGATGAGTGTCACCAAGTAAAAGCCCATGAACTAAAGAAGATATTCTCAAAATCCAAAGCAAGGTACAGACTTGGATTTACTGGTACAATGCCTTTCGATGAACTGGAAACGCTTAATACAAAGGCTTTCCTTGGCCCAGTTTTAAGAGAATATCCATCTGGACTCTTAGGAGAACAAGGATATATAGCAAAGTGTAATGTGAAAATGTTAAATGTTGAATATCACTTAGGACTGGAAGCAGAGTATTACGATGACGTTAAAAGAGAAACATTTGAGCATAGATTCAGACTGGGATTAATAAAGGATCTTGTGAATTACTTAGACGATAATGTTTTACTTCTAGTTGGATTTCATAGGGAAGGAAATTTATTAAGATACCATCTTGAGAACTACACAAAAAGAAGTGTTGTGTTTTTATCTGGTAAAGATGACGTTGATCTAAGAGAGGATTGGAGACAGAAGATGATCCACGAAAAGAACATTGCTCTAATTGCTACATATGGAATTTTCCAGCAAGGAATTAATATACCCAATCTTAAATACTTGGTATTAACTGCTCCGTTTAAATCAAAGATAAGAGTTATCCAGAGCATAGGACGTGCTTTGAGACAACATGAGAGTAAAGAAAAAGGAGCCTTCGTTTTCGATATAGTAGATGACGTTAAATATCTAGCAAAACATGCCAGAGAACGTGAGTACTTCTATGAAAACGAAGGCTTCGATGTTGAGCAAATTACGTTTAACACTATGGAGCAAAATTATGATTTAGAAAAAATGTTACCTCTTTAATCATCCACCATCTCCTCATAATCAATATAACTAGTGAACTGACCTATCATTCCAAAGCTCATATCCCAAATGTAAGATTCAGCGGCATGATATCCTTTGATGTATCCCTTTCTATAGTGCCATGAATCCTCTGTAGCAATACTGGGAATCATTCTAACGACTGTTCCAGCATGAGTGTCCACATTGACCCATCTGATTTCTTGTTTCTTATGCTTGTGTCCAATATGGATTTCTCTGTATTTAGAATCTCCCCAAAGTTTAGGTTGCTCTGTAGCTATAATACTTGGAAGATCTCTGATAGGTTCTTCTACTCCATGAGTAAAACAAATTAAAGATTCTCCCCAAGGATAGAACTTTCTCCACTTAGGCCCGACATCCACGTTTACGTACTCATCATGTGCAAAAATTTCAGAGATAACGTCACATAGATAATATGAGACATTCGGATCATGGTTTCCTGGAATCCATACAATATCTACAGGTGCTACTTGTCTACAGTAGTCAATAGCTTTAATTACTGCTTTCTTGGCTCTGGTGTAGATTTTGATTAGACGTGAATCTGTATCAAGTGGATTGCGGTTTTGTGGAGTTAAGTTTGTTGGATCATCAATATGCAAGAAGTCATTCCCAAATGGAAATAGAATTCTTGACGGATTGTATCCAGCCGATTTATTTAGTAAGTCCTCAACTGCATATAGAAAAAGATTTTCAGCAATGTCTATATCGTAATCATGCATTGTTTCTTTTCCCCATGCCAGCATACCAAAATGAACATCCATCAAAGCTACTTCCAAAAGGTATCTTCCAAGATCTTCAATTTCTGGACGTGTTACTTTCGGAGTCCTCATCTTTGGTACTTCTTTAATAAGATTTCTAATGGCTTCTACCCATTCCATGTTATGGAGTTTGACTAGCCATACTTGAATCTTATACATGGTTACTGTTTTAGGCTCATCTACATAAATCGGTCTTCCTTGTTTATCATATTCCCCAGTCTCTTTACGGAGTTTCATAGTTACTTGCCAGCTACCAATATGATACCTGTCTACTTTCCATTGAGTCAAATCTACTTCTGCTACTTCCAAGGCTTGTTCTAAAGTAGTAATTGTAATTGATTGAAGGTCAAGTTTTGCTCTGTTTTCTGATGTTCTATTGAACTCCCTAAATTCCTCTGGAGGTTTATGTCCTTGTCTAATTGTGTTTTTCTTTAATGGTCTAATTATGCTTCTTATATATGCTTCGTCTACATCTAGTTCTTTGGCTAAATTTCTTCTATTAAAATCTGGATCTTTGTAATATTCCTCTTCTATTCTTTGTTTTTTATTCATATAGTGACCTCCTAATAACATGTTTATTTGGATCTTCTTCTTTCACTTCAAAATCCTTACATTTTTCTTTGGGTAGAAATATTTTTTTATGTGGGCAATATTTCACATCTTCCCAATACATCTTGCATCTATTACAAGGTGAGTTTATCAATTCTCTTTACCAAGTCCTCTGCTTGAATCTCCTTTGGAGGTAAAGCTACATCCTCCTTGTCTTTTCCTAACTGAGTACTCGCATCTCTGTGGGGTTGTCCAGCTTTCGCAAAATCTCTAGTGGTTTCTTTATCACCTACTTGAGTCATTCGCTTCCAAATGTTTTTCCATGTTTCTTCTGGAAACAATGATTTCATAGCTTGGAGTGTTTGAGAATAGTTATCGTAATCCTCCATTCCTCCAGCCATTTCAAAATGATCCCATGTCCATTCACCATCATCGTAATCCCAGTTTCTAGCAAATGTAGTCAATTTGTTGAAGTAGTCGGTAGGCTTAAACTTAGTGCCTATGAGGATATTCCCTGGTGGTCTATCGTCATCAGTTGATATTCCTCTTCCGTCATCTGGATAGTTATAAGCAGACCAAATTGTTTCGTCTATTTTTAACTTCTTCTTCATATATCCTTTTTGAATAGCAGATCCATTATGTCCATTTTTTCTAATTCTTTTCTTCTGTTCTTTTGCTCTTCTTTTTGTTTCTTTGTCATCTTTGCTATGGTTCCTTTAGGAACACGTTTAACTTTTAGCTTGGGTTGTGGTTTTACATATGGATCTTCTATTGTTCCTTCATCTGATAACTTCAAAAACCTATCTACCATTTTTCTTAGATTTTTAACAGAAGCTTGTAGTATAGTATTTCTATAAGCGTTTACCATATTTCCTTTTTCTATTTGCTCTACACTATCTAAAAGCTTTCTTGCTAAAAGAACTAAAAAATCATATGCATATTTTGCTAGATCCTGTATTTCCTTTGGTAGATTTTTACTTACTCTACGTCTTGCGCTCATTGCATCTTTTTCTAATCTAGGAGCGGCTTTCTTAACAGACTCTATTGTTTTCTTAGCATTTTCAGGTCTAAAGACACGTCCAAGATAAACATCTCTAGTATACTCTTTCATGGCTCTTTCTATAATACCCATTTCTTCTTTAATGTGTCCTTTCTCCATCCAAAAAGGAGTATTACTATTTAACTTAGCCAATGATCCAAGTATGCAATGTGCCGCTTCTGCCATGTTTTGAGCGGCTAATTCATATTCTGTATAAGGGCCAAACCTACCACCTGTAGGCATTTCACCGTACATGGTTTGAAGCGGTCATTGACCTTCTTTAAGAAATTGCTTTAGCTTCACTTCTCTTTGTCTTTTCCTCTCCAGTCCGTATTTCCGTAGTATTTGTCTTTAAGACTTGCACAAAATCCTTCTGGATCGTTTACCCTTCCCTTCATCTTCATAACACATGCATCAAAGAATCCTTTTTTCCCAGGTTCTTTTCCGATTGTCTTCCCAAATTTTTCTACAGAAGATTTTGTCCAGCCAGCGGTTTTAACAGCGGCTTCTGCAAGCTCTGGATCTTCCATGAATTCTTTTGTGTCTTGGATTAACTGTTCTACTTCAATTTTGTCTAGAATATCTATATCAGACATTTATACTTCCTCCAATCTATCATCTGCCATATCAGCTAATTTTATAGCTTCTTTCTGGTCTATATCTTTAGTATTAACGGCTTTTTTGATATCTCCTAAAACCTTAGTTATGTCTTTAGCAGATTTGGCTCTTTTTATTCTATCAGCAAAGCTTTTATACATTTTACTAGCTTCACTAATCATGTCTTCTTTCAAATATTTGTCTACTAAGTTCATCATACTTCTCCTTCAACATATCTTGGCTCAATCTCCGTATCTCCTTGCGGAACGTAGGCTCCTAATATGTTGTTAAACTTTAATCCTTTCCTCATCTCAATATTTTGTTCTGCTTTATCTGGTATTTCTTCTTCTACTGGTTCTTTCCTATCAAGGTCAATCATCCATCTGAGCCTGTCTCCCCAAACTCTGGTTTGTCCAGATCCCACAATGTTAACTGTACTTCCAGCTATATATGATCCTCCCACAACACTTGACTCATTCTTTGAAGGAACACATTTCCTTGTAGTCTTATCCCATACTTGACCTTTCGGACATTGATAACCTATACTACTCACTCCTCTACGTACACCACCTATAACATCTACATGTCCTTTAGCTAGGTTAGTTGCTACGTTACCTGTAGTGGTGGCTCCAGAAGTTTGATCTCCTAGTAGTTTATCTATTTTATTAATGATGTCCATATTATACCCCACTCGGAAGTAAATGTAAACAAACTATTTACGCTATGTATCTATGTTCTACACCAAGTTTTTCATACAATTGCCTATTAACAAATGACTCCCAGTTTCCTTTTTTGAATCCAGCACGTCCTACAGGATCTCTAAACTGCATGACATGTTTTCTTAATTGCTTTGGAAATGCTTGTCCATAGCGATATTTCTTTCCCATGTATGTAATATTTTCAGCGAACTCTACTGTTTCTAATTCAAAGGTTTCTGGAACTCTTATATATCCCATTTCTTTTTCTTCTGGTGTGTGATAGAATCCAAGATTAATGTCTACTTCTGTACATGTGTCTCCATCCCAGTCTTTAGGATCACATAACTCCCATGTAACAGTAACGGTAGGCCCACTATAGCGTTCTACTAGTAATCTGTCTATTTTATCAATTAGAGTCATTCTCCCATTCCCTTTCCATTGCCTTGTCTTTGTCTTTGTCTGATTTTTCTTCCTGTACCAACTGGTACACATTCACCTTTAACTGGTCAGTATTTTTGTCCTTCTGGACATTTCATCTCTTCTCCAATTAGAAGTAAATCAAATTTATTCAATATGGCATCTTCGTTAGAGAATTCAGCCCATTGTCCTAAACAAATGGCTAGTCTTTGTTCATGTGATCTTTCTTTTTTTGATTTATGAGTGATCTCATGCATACACTTATCCATATACTGCCATCTCTTTTGTCCTTTCTCTGGTTTGACTGGCATAATTATTTCTCCTTAACGTAAATTTCAGCTAGTGATTGAGCTAACCTAGATTTGACTGGAACTGGATCTGGATCTTCTTTAACTTTCTTTTTCTTCTTCTTATGATCCGCTCCACACATCTCATCTACGTCTTCTTCTTTAGGTTCATCCACTTTCACTTCTGGTTTGATGTCCTTTTCCAATGCATCTTTAAACTTGCTGGTTTTAACGGCATCGTCAAATGCTTCAAATAACTTAGGATCGTTGACATTCATTTTTTTCTTCTCTGTGATAACAGACTTCTTCTCTTCTTTAACTTGAATGTCTACAGGAACCTCAATGTCTATTTCATTTTCCCAAGGAGTCACGAAAGCTTCATTGTTAGCCACAATGTCTAGTCGAGCATTTACAGTAACTTCTTTGTGATTAGAAATAGATTCTGTAAGACGATTACTTAAAAGAGTTTGGAAAGCTGGAACTTTTACTCTAATAGTGCCAGATTTAAAAGTAGCAGGAAATCCATACTCTACATCTTCAAAGACAAATCTTAAATATCCTTTAAGATCCTCTTCTTTACATCCTTTTGTATCTACGTTAAATTCTAATGTTTTAGGTTCATTTATTTTGATATTCATAATTACTTCTCCTAAAATGTATAAGCTTTCATTAATATTTATAAAATTTTAACTAGATTTGATCGTTTTTATATCTATTCCAATCGCTTGTTTTGTTTTCTCCTTTGCTGGTATGGCTTTAATCAAATCTTCTTTTACTTCTTCTTTCAAGGTAACATTGATTCTAATTTCTTTCTTTGGTTTCTTCCTCTTAGGCTCCGTTACCTTTATTATCATTTGTTTATTAAATTTCTTTGGTATCTGTACAGTAACTTTGATAGCACTTGAGCTTGAAGAACTGCTCACACTTGAAGAGCTTGAGGTTGATGACCATGAACTACTGCTATAGCTACTGGATATTGACGAAGAGCTACTTGACGAAGAGGAAGAAATATCGAACCAAATAAATTCTGGTCTTCTTGGTGCTACAGGATATACAGGATATCCTCCTCCTCCTTCTTCTCTAAATGATGAGGAAGACGATGACTTAGACGAAGAGCTTGAAGACAAGCTGGAGCTTGAAGAACTAAAGCTAAATGAGGATGAACTAAATGACGAAGAAGAAGATGATACAGAGCTTGAAGATGAGCTAACCGAACTACTTGAGGAACTTGAACTTGAAGAACTTGAGCTTGAGGACGATGAGCTACTTGACGAAGATGAACTGGATGAGGAACTTACGGAACTGGAGCTTGACGAAGACGAAGACGAACTGGACGAAGACGAAGATGAACTTTCACTTGACGAAGAAGAACTCACAGATGAGGAACTACTTGAAGAAGAACTCACGCTGGAACTTGACGAAGATACAGAACTACTGGAACTGCTCACGCTGGAACTGCTTGACGAACTTGAGGAAGAACTGGATGAGGACGAACTGCTTGACGAACTTGAGCTTGAAGAGGATGATTCAGAACTGCTTGACGAACTGGAGCTTGATGAAGAGGATGAACTTTCAGAGGAAGAACTTGAACTGCTTGAACTTGATTCGCTGGACGAAGAAGAAGAACTGCTTACGCTTGACGAACTTGAGCTTGACGAACTGCTAAAGCTTGACGAACTTGAGCTTGACGAAGATGACCGTGACGAACTGCTTGAGCTAACAGAACTGGAACTGCTAGAACTTGATTCGCTAGACGAACTTGACGAACTTGACGAAGATTCACTTGACGAAGATTTACTAGATGACGATGAGCTAACTGACGATGAGCTAACTGATGATGAGGAAGAAGAAATTGAAGATGAACTAATACTGGAGCTTGAGCTTGATTCGCTTGAGCTTGAAGATGATTCAGATGAGGAAGAACTGGATGAGGATGAACTGCTTGACGAAGACGAACTACTAGAACTTGAGGACGAACTGCTTGACGAAGATGATTCGCTGGATGAACTACTAGAGCTTGAAGAGCTTAGAGAACTGGAGCTTGACGAAGACGAACTACTTGAACTTGAGGATGAGCTACTTGAACTTGAGGATGAGCTACTTGAAGAGCTTGACGAAGACGAACTACTAGAACTTGAGGACGAACTGCTTGACGAACTGGATGAGCTACTTGACGAAGATGAACTTTCAGATGAGCTACTGGAGCTACTTGAACTTGATTTACTGGAGCTTGAGCTTGACGAACTACTAGAACTTGAGGACGAACTGCTTGATGAACTGGATGAGGATGAGCTAAAAGAAGATGAGGAGGAACTACTAGAACTTGAGGACGAACTGCTTGAACTACTTGATTCGCTGGAGCTTGAGGACGAACTGCTTGACGAACTGGATGAGCTACTTGAGCTACTTGACGAAGAGAACGAACTGCTTGACGAAGATGAACTTTCAGATGAGCTACTTGAGCTACTTGAACTTGATTTACTGGAGCTTGACGAAGACGAACTGCTAGAACTTGAGGACGAACTGCTTGAACTTGAGGATGAGCTACTTGATTCGCTGGAGCTACTTGAGGAAGATGATTCTGATGAAGAGCTTGACGAACTACTAAAGCTGGAGCTTGACGAAGATGAACTACTAGAGCTTGACGATGAGCTACTTGAACTTGACGATGACGAAGACGAACTACTGGAACTTGACGATGACGAAGACGAACTACTTGAACTTTCAGAGGAAGAACTTGAACTGCTTGAGCTACTTGAACTTGACGATGAGCTACTTGAACTGCTTGACGATGAAGACGAACTACTTGAGCTTGAGGATGACGAAGACGAACTACTTGAGCTACTTGAACTTTCAGATGAGCTACTTGAACTTGACGAACTACTAAAGCTGGAGCTTGACGAAGACGAACTACTAGAACTTGAGGACGAACTGCTTGACGATGAAGAGCTACTTGAACTTTCCGATGACGAAGACGAACTACTGGAACTTGACGATGACGAAGACGAACTACTGGAACTTGACGATGAGCTACTTGAACTTGAGGACGAACTACTAGAACTTGAGGAAGAGCTACTTGACGATGAAGAGCTACTTGAACTTTCCGATGACGAAGACGAACTACTGGAACTTGACGATGAGCTACTGGAACTTGACGATGAGCTACTTGACGATGAAGAGCTACTTGACGAAGATTCGCTGGAGCTTGAACTTGACGAACTACTTGAACTTGACGATGAGCTACTTGAGCTACTTGACGAAGATTCGCTGGAGCTTGAACTTGACGAACTACTAGAACTTGACGATGAGCTACTTGAACTGCTTGACGATGATTCGCTGGAACTGGATGAAGATTCGCTGGAGCTTGAGCTTGACGAACTACTAGAACTTGACGATGAGCTACTTGAGCTACTTGACGAAGATTCGCTGGAACTGGATGAGCTTGAGCTTGAGGATGAACTACTAGAACTTGACGATGAGCTACTTGAACTTGACGATGAGCTACTTGACGAACTGGACGAACTGCTAGAAAATGAAGAAGAACTTGAGGATGAGGATGAGCTACTTGAACTTGAGGATGAGCTACTTGACGATGAAGACGAAGACGAACTACTAGAAAATGAGGATGAGCTACTGGAGCTACTTGAACTTGAGGATGAGCTACTGGAGCTACTTGAACTTGAGGATGACGAAGACGAACTACTTGAACTTGAGGATGAGCTACTAGAAAATGAAGATGAGCTACTGGAGCTACTTGACGATGAGGACGAACTACTAGAACTTGAGGACGAACTGCTTGAGCTACTTGACGAACTGCTAGAGCTTGAGGACGAACTACTTGAGGATGAAGAGCTACTGGAACTTGACGAAGAGCTAAGTGACGATGAGGATGAACTTGACGAAGATGACCCTACAGCTAAATTCATACAGTCTATACAAAATTTGTGAAGTGTATTTCCAGGTGACGTATGTATGGTTTTAAGTACAGCCACACCACCACTAACGTAATTAGTCATTGTACTAGGTAAGTTAAATACCTTAGTCTGGTAGTTAGCATTTTGTGGGAAATCTGTAGAATCTGCCGTTACGTTATCATAAGAAAGAGTATTGTAGTTATATATTCTTAATTTTATAATATGAGCAGGATTGGCAGGATTATATCTAAATCTTATAGTAACTGTATATTGAAAAGAAGGATTCAATCCTTCAAAAGTAAAATCAGCATCAAAACCTGGAGCACCAGTACATTCATTAATACATAACACATCGTCATCAAAACAATTGCATAGAGAAATGTGATCTCCTCCGCTTATTGTACATGTGTTCATTGTAACATCTACAGGACAACCAAACGGAACAGCACTTGAAGATGACTCGCTTGAACTTGACGAAGACGAAGACGAACTACTAGATGACGAAGAAGAGCTACTTGACGATGAGGACGAACTGGACGAACTGGAACTGGACGAAGAAGAACTTGACGATGAGGATGAGCTATAGCTTGAACTGCTTGACGATGAGGATGAACTTGACGAACTGGACGAACTGGAACTGGACGAAGAAGAAGAACTTGAGGACGAACTGGACGAACTGGAACTGGACGAAGAAGAAGAACTTGAGGACGAACTGGACGAAGATTCGCTGGAACTGGAGCTTGAGCTTGAAGAGGACGAACTGGACGAAGACGAACTGCTTGAACTTGACGAACTACTAGATGACGAAGACGAACTTGACGAAGACGATTGACTAGATGAACTGGAGCTTGAGGATGAGGATTGCAGACCTATATCTTCTATAATAGTAGGAGGACATGAAGATGAAAGAGAAGAGCTTGAAGAGCTTAGAGAACTGGAGCTTGACGAAGAACTTGACGAAGATGATTCACTTGAGCTTGACGAAGATGAGCTTGTCAGAGTAACGTCATCTATAGTAGTGGGATTTAAGCATGGTTCCCTATCCCATAGACTTGCGAAAATCATATGTCTTTGAATTATTACACCACTACTTAAAGTATGACTCCATGTATATGTGCCACCACCAGATGGAACTGTTTTATAAGTTAATCCTACTGTACTGTTATCATTAGCTTCATTAAATACTTCAATTTGACTATTACTATGAGATAAATACACACCACCACTAGGTGGGGAATCTCCAATTCCTTCACTATTGATCAAATGATGTAGAATTATATGACTAAATGAGTCACCAGCACTTACTGGTACAGAATGAGAAAATGTTTGTAAACCAGCCGCTCTTTGTATTTCTATCGTTTTACTTACTTCTGGTATTCTTTGTTTAATATCCTGTAGAACTACGGCAGTTAAGTATGGTTGAACATCTGGTTCATTAGCTCCAGAAATCTGAGCGGTTATAGTATACTCTCCACCTACAGATGGTAACTGGTTTTCATAAATTGCATAAAGCTGAATATTGCTTATTCTGCTATTAGGAGCTACTGCTTCCGCACCAGATATTAAAGTCATGTCTATGCCGTTAAATTGACACGAAGCAACATAACTTCCTGTGGATGCATCTTCCCATGACACACCAGCCACAACTACTCTATTTAAAGGACATCCACAAGGTTCAGCATAGTAACCAGATGGAGGTATTGAAATGGAAGCGGATACAGAGTCAGTAGCAGTACTTCCCAGTATTCCTGCTTCCGCATGTACGTCAAGACCTTTGAAAATTCTTATCTGCACCCATCCTAAACTAGTAAACTCATTTCCGTTATACGGAGTCCACCCTATACTACCTAATCCTATTTTTGTTGTAGAAGTTTTATATTCTACTCCGATTGCTGGCCCCTCTGCCAAGGCATCATATTTGTCTAAAACGATTTGAGCAGAAGACATTGCTCCTAAAAGCCATTCCTCTGAAATAGCTGTAGCTGTAGGACACCAGAAGGTTAATGTTTCAGAATCACCCGAACCGCTTACTGTGACGTTAGATAGTTCCCAGTTTCCAGAAAAATCTCTGGCAACATCTTCCTCTACTCCTGTATCGTGACCCCATGTTACCGTAGCCTTTGAAGCAGAAGAAGAAGAAGTTGAAGAAGAGCTTGTAGAGCTTGACGAAGAGCTTGAGGATGAGGAACTTGACGATGACGAAGAGGAACTTGACGATGACGAAGAGGAACTGCTTGACGAACTGGACGATGAAGATGAGCTACTTGACGAAGAGCTTAGAGAACTGGAGCTTGACGAAGATGAGCTTGAACCACTAAAGCTTGAACTTGACGAAGAAGTAGAACTTGAAGAAGAGCTTACTTCCGCTGGAACAAGAACAAATGTACGGTTAATCACATTTGCAGTACCAGTTTCCCTATTCCATCTAACATCAACTTGCTGTGATCCAGTAAGACCTGTTATATACGCATGAGTAGCGGCTGGAAGAGGAGTTATCTGGTCATATGAAGAATCATATTCAGATATACGTGCCGTATGAGCAATTTGCGCTCCTGCACTATATAAGGTATACCGTATCTCTGAATTGGTTGATGTACTTAGATATACACTTGTAGTAAAGAACGCAATGTAGCTTCCAGCGGCAGGAGTGATTGCCATTGACCCCATTAAGCCATAGGTAGCAGAAGTAGTTTGAAGCGTGGATGTGCCAGTTACTTGATTATAACTAGTTATTCTTTGAGCTATTAAAGTTCTGCTACGTGCATATGCCGTGTCACCAGAAGAAGTTCTCCAGCGGATTTCTATTGTATCACTAGCCCCAACGGATGCACCAATGACAAGACCGAAAATATATTCAGTATTAGGAGTAGAAGCATCTTGAAAATTTCTTCTTATACTATGAGTAACCTGTACTCCGTTGATATAAACAGAAAGATAATTATCTGCTTCCGATGTTCCGTATATGGATGAGGAGAAGTAAATTATGTAATTACCAGCAACCCCTGGAGTCAGAGTCATGCTGTTCATCTGTACGTTTGTAGTGCTGGTAGTATTTGTCAGAGCGGTTGCGGTTGCTTGACTGATATCAGATGCATTAACTTTTTGTAAAACTAATGTTCTATCATAACAAGTAGCCGTTCCAGCGGTATCCCTATACCATCTAATTTCTACTGCTTGTCCAGCACCAACATTTGGAAGGTAAGCATAAATCTTTACACTAGTTTGTCTATTGACAATAGAACCTTCCATAAAGAAGACTCTTTGGGTATGTCCTACAGCCACACCATTAACAAATACTTGAAAGAATACTCTGGATTCATCACTACATTGAGCAGATGCATCAAATGAAAGGATGTAGTTTCCTGCACCTGGAGTCAGAGTCATACCAGACAACAATCCATATGTTGCAGATGTTGTAGTAGTACTTGCTGTAGCTGTAGCTTGTGAAACTGGCATTACTTATTCCTTATGCATGTATGATTTTTAATCTTACCCATCCCAAACTAGTAAAACTTACTCCGTTATAAAGAGTCCATGTTGCAGATGATAAACCTGTTCTTTGAGCGGCTGTCTTATAGTAAATTATCGGAGCAGGGCCGCTACCTGTACGATATTTGTCTACAAAAATTATTGCTTCAAATGCTCCTAAGTACCAATCTTGGCAAATGGAGACTTGTAGGCATCCTGCCGAAGTTTGTAAAGTCTCTGTATCTCCGCTTCCAGAAGGAAACCATCCTCCGCTAGTAGTCCAATTTCCTGTAAACGTATTTTGATGATCTTCTTCTGTTCCTGTTTGTTGACCCCATACTTTAGTTGCTGGAGTTGCGGAGCTTGACGAAGAGCTTAGAGAACTGGAGCTTAGAGAACTGGAGCTTGAGCTTGAACTTGACGAAGAGCTTACGGAGCTTGAGCTTGAGGATGAACTACTAGAAGCGGCAGGAGCAACTGCAACTACAAATATAGCTGTATGATCTGTATCAGATGAAGTAACTGTACCTGTTTCACTAGTGGTATCTGCCGTACCATAACCAGAAGAATATGTAGCATCTATCCCAATTTCAACTTGATCTTGAAGATAGGTAACTGTAAATGTAGAGTCATCTAAAGTAAAAGTAGTAGCTGTGTTTTCTTGAATAGTGGCAACAGCAAGAAAGTCACCAGAAACGGTAGTTACCGTACCAGAAAAGGTATCGTCATCTCCTGCATCTCCATCAGAATCTCTTATTGGACTTGACTGATCCACACCCTCTAACGTATAAGCAATTACGCTTATAGTAGCAGGAGTACTCCATGTGGTATTCATGGTTACGGTAATTAACGAATTACCTGGGGTTGGATTAACTAGATAAAAGGAATGAGCTAAAGCATCATTTTCATCTTGGAAACCAGAACCTATTTCCGTAAGAGCTTCATTTGCTCCTGCGGCATCCCATACTAAACTAAAAGTAACACCAGTTTCTTCTGGTTGCCCTGTTATTTGAACAAGAAGTAAAGTGTCACTTCCTGCACTAACAGTATGTGAATATGTCTCAGTAGTACTTAGAGGTGCGCTTCTAGTGATAACTGTTTGATTTAATATACTTATAGCCATTTTTTATTCAATGGTATCTTCTGTAATATTAATAGAAGTTCTACTATCCAATATCCATTTTCCTTTATCTTTTACTAGATAGAAATCTTTAACATTTACAAAGAAATCTATTGTAGACTTGTCAACACCATCTTTGTCTGGAGTAATGTAATATACTCTTACCCAATTAGGAGCTAGTGATTGTTCGTGTCTTATTTTTACTGTTATATATTTTTTTGTTGCTTTTCCTAAATTCCTAATCCTGTTTATTTTACCGTTGATATCATTGAATTCAAAGTACACAAGAGTACTCTCATTGTTAAGAGTGTCTTCTATTTTTTGTATATCGTTTCTATCAACTGTATGAGGAAACCATTTTTTATCTGATGTCTTACCACTCCATTTGTCTTGTTCGTATCCTTTCCAAGTCATTGTGTGTTACCTCTTAATGAATAGTTTCTAGAGTCTCTCCAGGTAGTAAAACCGTGTGACATCTATACATTTCAAGAGATCCATATCCTTTGCTTGAAGTGTCATCTTCTGGAACAATAATAAGTCCTCTTATTTTCCACCCTGGAGGGATTGGACTAATTGCCGCTCCTTCTGCATTTAGCTCATCTCCCATTGGACAATCTTCTTTCATATGATGTTTGTTTACGTATCTTTGATATACTACATCTCCGTTTGCTTGAGCATACATCTTGTTTCCCGATAGACCCAAATTAGCCGCTGGAATGGAGCCAGCAGGATTTGGGTAGTAAGCTCCAGATGGAACCACTACATCCATATCAATATAAGACCCAAATAGAGCATTGAAGAAGTAAATCGTACCATCTTTCAAATATACTGGACAATGAAAGGTAAGTTCTATTTTTTTGCATTTCATTCCACTAGGAACTTCTGGCCCATCATATAAGTCATCGTCATTTGTGAAATCCCATTCAAGATGTTTTCCGTCACCGATTCCAACACCATCACCAGCCATAGTGAAATATGTCTCGGTATCTATAGGACGTGTATCCGCTCTAACTATAGGTCTACCATCATCCATATGTGGTTCAGCTTCATACCATACTTGGTCTAAATTACTAGTCAAATCATCTGATTCCGTAGTTAGAATTACAGTAGTAGTATTACTAGCCCATGAACTGGATGCAACCTTGCCGAATTTAAATCCATCTGCTCCGCAATCTGCCTTTATATTTTTGCCAGCGACAAAGATATCTGTTAAGTTTCCATCTATAGTAAATGTAGTAGCATTTACATAAGTAACTTCTATGCCTGTCATCTTCTCCCCTCCTTTATATAAGTATTCCTATTCTTTTATATTTATAATATTTTATCTAGTTTTATACCATTGATTCAAAAATTTCTTATCTTTAGTCTTATAGTAGTTTTCTACAAGTTCTCTTTTCTTCTTCCAGTAAGTAGGATCTATGTATTTTGCTGGAGGAGGAATGTCTTTATACCGATGAGCATAGTTCCATTCACCGTGTATATGCCTGAATCCTAAGATCTCATTCCACGTACCCCCAGGCTTATGCACCTGAGTACTTGGAGGATTTTTAGGAACTTTTACTACTTTCAATCCCAACTCTTTAATTGCTATAGCAAATCTTGATTCAGTATTCCCAAATCGTTCTCCGTATTTTTCATAATTGTCTATAGGAATTAAATGATCTTGAAAATGCTTCATCATTGCTTGAGCGGCTTTAGTCTTTGCAATCCATGACGTGGTATTGAAAAGTTCTCTTCCATTATTATTCTCCCATCCACAACCCATGATATCAGCATCTCCTAGCATTTCCATGATCTTAGGAAATCCCTCTGGCTTCTCCAAGATACAATCTCCGTTAGAGCAAAAGACATACTCAAATCCTCCCATTGTTTGTAGACCCAATGACAGACACCAGAAATAGGGATATAAAACTCCTCCCCAAGTTTGATGGTGAGAAATTAGAAAGGTATCAATTTCATCGAATACTTCTCTTCTTGGCATGTACTTATCGTAAGTGATATCTTTATGTTCTGGATTCCAGTAGTTATCATAGACTACCGTTAACCAGAATCCCAATTTTTTATGAGTCTCTACAGAAGCCTTTAAAAATGGTCTGTTACTTGGATGACTAGTCAAAAGCACTCCTACATTTTTCAATGCTTTAGTAGCCCATTTATCATTGTCCATATATCCTTTTAGTACATATCTCGCATAATCCTTTTCTGGCCCCTCATTTAACTTAGACACATATTCTCTTGTAATCATACATCCTCCTATATCGTATCCATGTGTACCATCCAAAAGTATAGACACTCCAGTAAATGCAGATTCTCTTCCAATCTGGAACATCTAGTACTTTCATGGCTTCATTAAATATCTCTTCACATCTTGATTTTTTGGCATAGTTGTATTTATACATCCAATCATGTATTACTGCCGCTTTAGCATGTTCGTCTATTGGAGAAATAATGGGCCAAAAAATTCTTGGTACAGATGCAAAATCAGTTATAAAATTTACTGGTACTGATATTATTTCTTCCGATGGATACGTTCCTACGTGATATTCAAACGGCTCTATTATTTTAAATAGATTTTTTCCAATTACTTCCACTCTGCAAGGTGTAGTAAATTGGCTCATATTAAATCATCTCCTGCTCTTTCTTGTAGAATTTTTCTTGTTACTCTAAGATCCTTGGCAACCCAAGCATCCCACATAAAATCGTTAATATATTCATAAGGGAGATACCCATATCCCTCTTCTCCCCAGTAAGTGCTCCAGCTATTTTTAAACTTGACTAGTTGTTTATCGTCATTATATCCAACTATACAAATAGCATGACCACCTAGTAATTCATTTGGATTAGCTGGATAAGAAACTACTCCGTTAACAGGGCTAAATATTTCTCGGAAACAAGCCACTCCGATTACTACTGGTTGATCATTCAAAGCAAGTTTCAAGTCATCTAATCCATTTACTCTCCAGTAAGAATCAATTAGACCCCATTTGGCTACAAGATGCGCCCATGACTTAGGTTCTCCTTTAAATCTATCGTCATACTCCCATCCAGCTTCACATGGAATTCCTATCTTATGAAGCACTCTCATTGCACATCTGATACTTGTTCCTTCTGAGTCGGGCCAAGGATCTATCTTCTTTGAGTTCCAGTAAACCCATGCTTCCGATAAGTCATAATGATCCTGTTCCCTTCTGTACTTCTTTCCGTTCATTACTTCTTCATAGTGTTCTTTCTGTTCTTGAAATTCTTTCATTGCCGCTACAGCAAAGCCTACACAAGATCCAAGTCCACCTTGATCCTTCACAGGACTCATATACGGAGTCCAATCTACTACATTAACATCAGCACTTGTTACTCTAACTTTGTCTTCACATTCTAATTCATGTAAATCAGACCCCATAGGATATCCACACTTCGGACATATTGAATCCTCTAACATGTAATCCCTTTCATCATACTCATCTTTCAATAAATCTAATTTGTATTTCATTAGTCCTCCTTGTTAACAAAGTCCAAATTGAACCTGTCAAACAATCCCTTTCTTTCTGAATCTGGCCCAAGTTCTTTCCTTCTTGAGTCATCATGTAAAGGTTTATTTCCGTAGTGCTCAAGAGGATGATACTTTCTATTGTACCAAGAATCTTCTCCTTGATCCCAGTACATGTAGAGCCACCTTCTATCTTGTGTAAGATAGAAATTTAGGAGTGTGTCTTTTTCATGCTTGCTCAAATACTTTCCGTTTTCCCTTAAATCGAAATATCTTTTCGGAACTGGTTCAAGATGTTCAAGACATGACCACTTGTGTTCTCCACCTAAATTCCTATATCCTAAAAGTCTTTTCCATGTGCTGTCTTGGTGATAAGAGCTATAATGGTCTATCGCTCCAGCGTGTAGATGTCCTTTTGGATACCTAGCTTGAACTGGAGGAACCTTAACTTTTATCTTGTTATTTATAGACCAATCTCTAAGAAGTACTTCTGGTGAGTGAGACTTTGGTGTGTTTTTCTTTAGCATCTTTCTTATATAAGATACAAAGCCTAAAAAGGTTGGTCGTTTCCAGATAACACTACACGTATGAATTATTCCGTTAGAACTTGAAGACATTATATCATTGTCTCCTAGTAATTTGATAACGTCTTCCACTCCTTGCGGTTTATCCCATACACAATCTCCGTTTACCGTGAAGACATACTCAAAATTTTCAAAAAGATTAATTACTCCAGCACCGTAAACGATATCCCATAACCAGCCGTTTCTCTTCTCTGCTCCGTAGGTTTTATGTTTAAATGTCCATGAGTGAGGAATCTTAAAAGTGTCCTCTGGAATAGTTGCATGATGCCTGTCAAATGAGCATATTACGTATTTACCAGAAGACTTATACCCTAATAAGGTATTTTTTAAAAACATCATGTGTCCGTCAAATGACGTGACAATTATAGCCATATTTGAATCCGATAGAGGATTGTTTTCTGTAAATCTATCACTAGTTGCTACCATGAGATATACCCCCACAAATTTATATTTCATCTATCTTTATTTATAAAAAAATATAAATATAAAGAGGAGAGTAACATGAACTTTTTAAAAAAAATAAATTGGAAGAAATCTATATTTGTCGGCATCTTATCTATTATCATTGCCTTTGCTTCATTTTTTATGATAACGGAGTCTGCTAGGTATTATGTACATTTCTATGAACAAGGTGCTTGGCAACCATTGTATTTAGCGGCTTTGCTGGAACTGTTTGTACTGGTGCTAGCAGTAATTAAGATAGGGAAATCAAAGGTATTTCATGCCGTTCAGAAGTTTATTATGATAGGTGTTTTTTCTGCTATTATTTTTGCGGCTGGTATGCAAGCGGTTAATCCCACCCTGGAAAGTTTGGCTCAAATAAGCCAGAAGGAAGAACTAGCAGAAATATTAAAAGAAGAATATGAGACTTTAAAAGAAGATAGAGCCATATTCGATAAACAGAAGCAAAAGACACGTACAGCGATCTCTACAATGGAAAGGAAGAAAATTGTAGAGGATCTAAAAAATCTATTCAAACAATCAGACGTGAAAACGGATACTGGAAGAGTAGCTTTGATAAACATTTTACTACTTTTCGGAATCCGCTTTCTGGTTCAAATAGCCAATATATTTTGCGCTTCCATGATGGGTGTCTATTTCAGAATAAGGAAAATAGATGAGGAAGAGGATAACGAATCAAGAAAGGCACTTGTGCAGAAAATACATCCTACTGCTAAATGTAAGTTTGTTCCTTACAAGGCTAGGTACATTGTCTTCAATGATGACGTAGAAACAAAAGCCATAGGTGGTGGACTTACTCCACCTAAAGCATGGGAAGACGCTTACAAGAGGATGAGGAATAACTAATGGCTTATAACTTCATAAGCGATTTTGAAATACAAAAAAACGATGACGATAAATTGACCGTTGAAGCAAATAGTGTATCATGGAGTCATCCAAAGGACGGTAGGAACTGGGGAGTCTTGAAAAGTCTATTTGAATTGTCTGGTGCTTTTGATGTCAAAGTGGATTTTGATTTAAGCGGCATGACACGTCCAGATGATACTCATACTGGATTTGGTATAGAAGTAAGGAAAGCGACAGTATACGGAGACAGGAAAAGATTCTACTGGATAAAAAGAGGATACTGGCAAAGTGGTATTGATGGATATGGTTATGCTGGTTCTTTAGAAGCCGAACAAAAGTTTAGTAAGAGCATGGACTCTGGTAAGTTAAGAATTACTAGAACAGTATCAAGAGGAGCACCAAGAAAAATTACTGTTTACTACTGGGATGGTACTGGATGGGAAGGATTTGAATTTGCGGAAACCGTTACCGTTCCTTTGTTTATGAGAGTTATATTTGGAAACGATATAGGAAGTGATTTAACTTCTGTGATAAGTAATTTTACAATCTCGGCAGATGATATATTAGAGTCAACTATCTTGTATCAGATAAACGATTCTGGAGACTTGTATCAGATAAATGACTCTGGAGATATATACATAGTTGGAGGATAACAATGGCTAACAAACAAACAAACCAATTTAATGATATAGACGAAATGGCTTCTGAGGATCATGTACCTGTTTATGATACTTCGGAGACAGGAGATGAGAAATTAAAGAAAGCGAGTCCAGATGACTTTATGATTCCTAAGTATGATGCTCATGGAGATGGAAGTATATTTGTAAAATGTGAAAGACAATATGATTTGTATATATCTCCGCAATCTCAAA